TATCTGGTTGCTGACTGACAACAAATTTATCGGAGGTTTCATCTGTTTTTAGATAATAGACAAAACTAATATTTGCTTCATTGTGGTTATGTGGTCGAAGTGGTGGTGTCGAATCATCTTTATGATAAACGACCCATGACTTTACGACATGATAATTTAATTTCTGATAGTCAATATTGAGAGCATCAAAATACTCATCAAAAATTGTTCTTAAATTTTTAAATAACTCTGAACAATTTTCATTGAGGTGTAAAAAAATTCTAGATGATGCTTCTGGTGATTCATATTCATATCCGTTAAACCAATATTCTTTTACTTCTTCTAAATTATATTCTTTGAATTTTTCATGACATTCCAAAGAACCCTGATATATAACCAGAGGAAAAACTTCATGTATTTTTTTCATTATCTTATGAGATTATATTCTTTATTATCTCCTGGATAGTCTGCTTCTGTCAAGCCTTTATACTCAGGAATGTTAGGTTCAGTGTCCTTTCTTTCACCATAAGCAACATATTGAAAATTATATTTTTCTGCTCCGGCAATGGTAATCTTATTATCACAAATACTTTCCACATATAAATTTTGATTAAATCCTACTGGAGTTAAATGGACCGTAATTGATTCTTCATCAACCAGTCCAACCCAATAATCTGGAAGTTCTATTACATTATTTTTAGATTTTCCACGTACATATACTTCTGCCTTTGGGCCCTCTAAACAAACATATCTAAGTCTATGACCTTCTTTTGTCGGATGAAGAATATCAAAAGGTTTTTTTTTATCCCAAGATAGAGGTCTCGATCCAGATGCAGCATTTAAACCTGTAATAGATACATTCCCTTTTATATTAAGATTTGCACTACTAAGATCTAAATTTGCTGCAGCGATGGAAGCTTTAGATGCCGCGATAGTAGAGTTTTTAGCAACTATGTGACTATTTGCAACGTTTGTTCTAAATTCTATACCTTGTACAGAAGAACGTCCAATAACTCTATGATCTCCAATATACGTTGTTAGACATTTATTATGAAAATTAACATTACCAACAGCTCCAGTATATGCAAATGGACTATCAGGACTCATTCCTACATTACAAGTTCCTTGACCATATTGTGAGAGTGCTGTAGTTCCCAAATACCCGTTATAAATTGCGGCAGTTCCTGGTTTCCAGAAACCCTTTGGAATATTAAGAGAACTTCCGACAATTGCACTAAAAACATCTAAACAACCGGTATCTAAATTTTGAAAAGACATAATTATTTTTCCTTACTTACAAGTGTTTGCAAAAGATTTTATTAACTCAGTGACGCTACTAATTTTGAAAATGTCTGTTATATTATTTAACGGCGAACCTTGTTCTATATCAGAATAAAGTGCGTAAAGTGTGCCTTTTGCATTAATAGTTATACTATCAGAAGATGTGATACATACTTTTCCTCCGGCAATATTAATTTGTTCGTCTGCTTTTAATATGATATGATCATTTGCCTTCATTAATATAGATCCATCACTATCAGCACCCATTGTTTCAACATAAAAATTTTGTGCCAATATTTTTACATTACCATTTGGAGCAGTTAGTACCAAATCACCATTTTCGCATGTAATTGATTTTGCAATTGCTTCTTTTTCAGAATCATTACGACCTCTATCAAGTTCAGTTCCACAAATCTCATGAGAAGAACCTGGATTAATTTCACCTTTATTTCCATCATTAGTAAAAATACATGAGTGTCCACTTCTAAGTAAAGTAGTCATGCATGTATTTAAATCTTCACCCTTCTTATTAGGTTCGCCAGATGGTCCAAAGTGAATGTGTGCGTATGGATTATTTACATGTGTATAATCTCTAGCTTTAATTTTATTTCCCATATTATGTTATACAATCAACAATTTTAATTACATTTCCGCGTGTAAACTCTTTCTGTTGTTTTTCTGTTATGAGTTTTTTCCCTCTTAAGGTAGTTATAAATCCTTCAAAATTATTTTTAGCAATTTCTGCTTGAATAACAAAATCGATACCTACAGAAATATCAGGATCTACAGAAGCAATTTCATCATCTGGAATAACAGGATCTACAGAAGCAATTTCATCTTCAATTTTGATAAATGATAGAATTGGTTCTATAATCGCACCATCTCCAGTTGGACTATTTATATCAACTTCTGGATATGAAGTTAATCCGCATATTCTCTCTGCAATCTGTACATCAATAACTTGACCAACGTCAGTTAGTTTTATTGAAACACTTAAATTTGGAATATCTGGATCAATTTCAAAGATATCATCAGTTGTATATCCAAATCCCATACTCAATACTCTAAATCCTTCTAAGCATACAATATAGTCTGATCCAAATAGTGTTGGATCAATTTCATCATCCGATGATTGAGGTCTATCGGTGTTATCTAAATCGTCATTAGGACCTGTAGTAGGATTAGTTTCATCTGAACCATCTCTTGGTGGAACAGTGGGATTTGTTGTGAAAATAATATCAGTTACCTGTCCAAAAGTTGGTGAATCTGGATTATCATCTATGTTAGAGTATCCATTCATATATGAATTTCCACAAGAATCATTTATTGTAACAAAAGGTGGTCTTTCATATCCTCTTCCTCCAGACAAAATATTAGAACCTATTACTGTTCCAAAATTATCAATAACAATTTCTGCCGCTGCTCCTATTCCTCCACCACCAAATAATTCAATTGTTGGTGGACCACATTTAAATGGATCAGTATCACATCCTATATTTGTAGTAGGAGAATCTCCAATTCTTTTTCCAAATATTTCTATATCTTGAATAAGTCCATCAATACCTCCAACAATTCCTTCTGCACCTGGAGATTGTCTGCCACCAAGAGGTGCTATAAAATTTTCAAAATCATCAATTTGTTGTTGAGTTGGTCCACCCCAAGGACTCGCTTTAAATGCTTTAATTTCGGGACAGTTTGGTTTCATACAGGTCATAGATTGAAATCCTAAAATATAATCAAGTGCTTGGAACACATCACCAACAACATTAGCAACTCCACCCAAAGCATCATTAATCCCGTCCAATAATGGACCAACAGCCTTATCAATAATTGCTGCTAAATTATTAACAAGAGCATTTGTGTATTGTTGTGCAGCACAAAATGGTGCATTAACAACTTTTCCGACTAATTCGGAGAGAAAATCTGCTGCTAAATTTTTAAGAGATTTTACTACATTTTTAAATGCACAGAATATTTGATCAATAATCTGCTGAATAATTGTATTTCTTAATCCTTTAACAATTGTGGGAAATATTTGATCAATTATGGAATCAACTGCCTTTCTAATTTGATCAATTAAAAAATCTCTCAATCTATTCATTAAACTTTTCATTACTCCTGCAATTATTGTAGAAACATTTCTAATTAGAGAAGTTACATTTTGCAATTTATTTATTGTTCCATTTACATAAAGATTCGCATATTTTTTAATTCCTTTTAATGCCTCAAAAAATTTCTGTAATTCTATATTAATCCTACCCATCTCACCTTGACCACATGGATCTGGCCCAGATCTTGTTTTTTGCATCTCAGTAACAGCTTTTGTCATAGCTGCACTACCAAGAGGTTTTTCGGATAAAGGAGCATCTGATTGAGTATATCCTTTATTTGTTTCCTGAAGATTAGACATTGAAATTTATTCCTCCCGATTTTTTATTTATTATGGACGTTTTGCTTTTTTAAATTCTTCTGCAAGTTCATCTTTAGTATGCAAATTTGCTTTAGATTTATCTCCACCTTGTTGATGTGCTCCTGGAGGATTTCCTCTAGTAAATCTAGATACCGTTTTTCCTAAAGTAGTTCCATTCGATGCTCTATTAATCTCTCCTGCATAATTTTGACCTAACACAGAAGTAATTACAGGAATTTGACATTCTTCATCGATAAAAAATCCAATAACCCACTCTCCACCATGAAGTCCACAGGATTGATGATTGTAGTTTCCATGTGTAGTTGGTTTCGCAACTATTGCCCATGGCAGTTGATCATCAGTAAGTTCAAATCCATCATCAGTGCTTTTCATTGGATGAAGACCAGGAATTCTCACTTTAACTCTATCACCATGAGTATCTTTCCACTTTCCATTTTTATGTGCTGGTGTTTGAGTCTGCTCAATAGCAACCTGACCCAAAAACCACTTATTATTACCGAGTGCGTATCCTAAGTTAGTTGTCATTTTATTTGCCAGTATAGAGGCCGTAAGTATCACGAATAAGAGTCATTGCGGTAAATGATCTTTCAGGATCATAATGATGACATAAATCTAAAATCATATAATTACCACTCTCTACAGGATCAACTGAACCTTGCTCTTTTTCTCCCGGAGTAATAATTTCTAAATTACACTTAACAATATCACCTGCCTTAAGATTTGGATTACAAGGAACTTGCATTTTTACCATCTGTGTAAACAGCAAATTATATCTCATTTGAACCTCACCCTGATAACTGTCCACATCACCTTCGTCACTTTCTTCTACCTTTGAGGAAAGACAACCAACATCTTTTATACTGTACAGTATTCTAGTATGCTTTTTATCTTGTGGTGTCGGTGCTTCATTTTTACCTAGTGATTTTTTTAAAGATCCTATATTAAATTGCTTTTCTTCTAATTTGAAAGTTTTAGGATTAAATACGACTCTGCGATTTGAATATACACCAGATTTTAGTGCATTGATTAGACTTTGATTTTTAATAATACTAAAAGATAAAATCTTAAAATCATTTAAATTATCACTCACACTACTTCTATTAACATCATTACGAAAATAGGTTGCAGCAGGTGTTTGAGATATTAAATCATCAATTGCTCTAAAGTTGTGCCCATCTTTTGTTTCATAAAAGAAAAACCCAGGAGATCCATTTTCTGGTGCCGATTTTGATGCTATCATACAAATCACATCAAATGGTGATTTATTATTACCAATAAATGGATATTTATTTGAAGCTTCATTTGTAATAAGTTTATCAATTTTTAAGATATTTTTTGCAATCAATCTAACTGATTGTGTATTATTAGTCGATCTTGAATAATTTTTCTTCACAAAGGTTTGTTGATTTGTAATTGCAGATTTAGAAACAAGACTTAGAATGACAGACTCACGATTTGAATCTTGATCTGGATTGATGGAACCATTTACATATAATGGAATTCTTGAAAAATCTAATGTTCCAAGTGCCGATGATATTTTAAATTTAATTTCTTCGGATCCGTCACCAACAATTGGAAGTGCATTATATAATGTTCCTGGTCTCGATTGGGAGTCATACTTCTTATCATAGGTCGCAACATTTTGATCTACCTCAACTAATCCAGTATCCACAAATGTCATAATGGCAGTAATATTTGGAGACAATAAACTTTCATAATAATCAAAACTCGTAACTTTAGATTGAAGTGGAAAGGATCTATTATTCTTAGTTATTGTGAATAGTTGATATTTTGATGCGACTGCTGGGTTTGCCATTTATTTTATGCACTCCATAATGCCGACAATTGTGGTGTTGATGCTGCGATTTCATTGGGATTGGCATCGGAACATATGCTGTCTGTATAGTATTTACCTGCTGAACTGCAATAGTTATAGAACGACTTCTTTTTCTTGGATCTCTTTGACTTATTGTTTGTATTTGATTTGATTTTCCTCTCCCTCCACCTTCTCCTGGTGCACTTACATTTGCATTAGGTTTTGCACCAGATAATTTAGTAGCAAAAGATTTAAGTTCTCTATTTGTAGCTCGAAATCCTATACCATTAACGTGAAGAGAAATGTGAGGATATACAGAATCGGGATTTCCAGGTCCAGGAACAGATCTACCAGACGCACCCTGATATCCAAGCAATGTTCCTTTTGGAATTTTTTGTCCTTCTTTTCCTTTAAAAGGGAGATTTTTAAAGTGTCCCATTAATACTTCATACTCTTTATCTCCTTTCATATAACGATAGGCACCATAATATCCAAAACCTTTACCAGAAGGACCAAGTGCTGATGAAGTTCCATCTAATCCAACAGAAGGTTTACCATCAGTTCCGGTTGATTTATAAATCATATCAAATGGGGCATAAATGGGAGTTCCAATCCCACCATCTAAATTCATATTCAACCCAGTTTCTTGTCCATCTGTATCTCCAGTTGGTCCAATATAAGCTCCTGAAGAATAAGAACCGGGAATATTTGGATCCGGTATACGTTGTGCTCTTTGTCTGTTGTATGAATCTCTCTCTGCGTCAGTAAAATCTCTCGGTATAAAAGTATCAGTTTCTAAATCTTTAAATCCCTCAATTACTTTTTTCTCTCCAGTTTCTGCATCAATTTCAGTTTTAGTTGCTAATACAATTTTATCACCACGAAAAGCCTTAAAAACAGCATCTACAAGTTTTTCAAATGGCGTAATAACGAATCCTAAAGGTCCAAAGTTTTTCTTTATTTTTTCAATTTCTTTCTTGAGTTTTTTTACCTGATCACTCATTCTTTTTTTCTCTGGATTCAATTCTGGATCATCAAGTGGTTCTCCATCTATTACTGCTTTTAAAAGCACAAATCCAGAATAAATCGGTGTGATAAAACTAACTAAATTATCGACAAATTCTTTAATTTCTTTAAAAATTGCTGGCAATCCATTTACCAAAATTCCAGCAAGAACCAAGGATCCAAATCCAAGTAACTTATCAAATAAACTCATTCCTGGAGCGGAAATAACAGAATTTTTTACTTTTTTTAATGAATTTCCTAATGGAGATTCCAATCTTTTTTCTTCTCTTTGTAACTTTTCTTTTTCTATTCTTTGTACTGTAAGTCTTCTATTTTTTTCTTTTAACCTCTTTTCTTTCTTGTTTCTGCGTTTAAGAAAACTATGAATATTGGTTACGTTAATTTTAAGTTGCTCAACCTGAGATTTTGAAGATGAAGCTTCTTTAATTATAAGTTTTTTTGAACTTCCAGTAAGACTTGATATTGTTTTTTCACCACTATCTTTGGTCGTTGAAGAATTTTCTTCAATTTCATTTTCCCTTGATGAAATCAGTTTTGATTTTTTTGGTATTTTTTTATTAGATTTTGCCTTCTTTACAGCAATTTTTTTAACTCCCTTCTTTGCAATTTGGGATCCTATCGTTTTTGCTAATCCTGTTACTATAGATGCTACCATGATACTATACCGTTATTCCATATAACATTGGAGTTAATTGACGATAAGGATTTGCCATATTAACACTAGCAATTTCCGGAACTTCTGTTGCCCCCTCTCCAACACCCATATCTGGCATTTCTGGTGGTGGCATTTGATTCGTAATTGGTGATAGATTCATCATATTAATATTACCTTCACCCATATCAGAAGAAATCATCTGATAGATTTTTTCAGTTTTCATATTATTAATTACTGTTCCACTAATTTTTGGAACGACAAGTTCTGGTCCACCCTCTCCGACCAGATAAGGTTTGCCTGCTGCTATAGGACCACCTCTTTCTCTTTGTCCAATACCATATAAAAATGCTTCACGCCTCCGAATCATTTGTTCAGAAATAGTTTCTCCTCCTAATCTTAGCAGGTATTTATCAAGAAAATGTAAAGAACCTCCGAGAGCTGTCTGTTGTTCTTCTTGAGATTGTATTATTTTTTTATATTCCGATACCATTGCACTTTTCCCTACATCATCTAGATTATTATAGAGTTCTATTTCTTTTTTAAGTTGGAACTCATCAAATTTATTACTAAGAAAATTCCCTGCTCTACCGAAAGCATCTCCTAGAACTATTTGTCCCATCATCTGCGCCGGAGACCCTGGTTTTATCTTACTAAATCTTGAGAAAATGCCTCCTTTTGGCACAGCAGAACCAGGAGTTGGCGCCACTTTTCTTGCCTGTTCTAAATTAAAGCTACTACCGGCACGGGTTTGTCCGGGTGGTCTATATCTATTAGGGTCTTTGAATCCTCCACTTTGTCCTCCAGCCCTTCCAGGATCTCCAACTGGTGGTTTTGCTCCTCCAGTAGTTGATGCCGGTGATCGTGGTTTTCCTCCCCCACCAAATAATCTTCTTCTTATAAAATTAAAAATGTCAAGACCAGCTTTAATTGTTACTATTGCACCACCAATGGCACCAACAATCGATAATATAGGTTGTAGTAATAAAATACCTGCTGTAATTCCTGCAATCCATTTCCAATTTTTTGCTACCCAACCAAACCATTGATCAAGTTGTTCTCTATTTTTTGGTTCTTTTAACCATTCAAATGCTGCATTTACTGCAATACCAGCACCAACAGTAAGAAGAAAATCTAATAAATCAGCAAAGAAATTTTTAACTGGGGATAATACTTTACCAACAACTTTTTTAACTCCTTTACCTATATTTTTTGCAGTTTTCTCTAAAGCACTTTCCTCTGCATTTAATTTCTTTCTAGATTGAGATCTCTTAAATACATCTTCTTTCTTTCTTTGATCTGCTACTCTCATTGCAGAATCAAGAGCAAGTTGTTGTCGTATACCTACAAGAATCTTATTTGTTTCTATAAGACTTTTAGTTAAATCTTTTTGATTGCCCCCTATACCCCCTACATTGTCTTTTTTCTTTTCTAATATCTTTTCAATTTTTACAATTCTTTCAACATTGACTACTGATTTTTTTTCTACTTCAGTCGTTTTTTCAGTATTAACTATTACTTTCTTTTCTACTTCAATTCTTTTTTCGGCATTAACTATTACTTTTTTTTCTACTTCTTCAAGTTTAGGAGTTATTTTTTCTAAATTAAATTCTAATGCCTTAATACGAACTAGAGATTTTCTTATATGACCAGATAATTTACTTAATGTCTTATGAATATTTTTAATGGATTCTCCAGAACCTCCTCCAGCACCATCATCTTTTCCAAAGACTGCTGATGAAACAGTCTCTACATTTAACTTAGGTGTATCAGTTTTCTTTATGTTTAAGTTAGATTCCACTTTGCTGTTGTGCCTTTAGGTTTTCTTCTTCAATGTATTGTTGAAGTAGAGCAAGATAAACTTCTCTCTCCCACGGAATCATATTTTCTAGTTCTGTTAATGAATATTTATGATGCTGCATCAAGGCAAAATTTATCTTGTAGTATGACTCAAGACTTGTATGAGCCATACCTAACTGATGAATTGTTTAGTATTCAATTGCTCAATAAATTCATCAAGTTCTTTCTTCGAATAATCAGATGCTTCCCAACTCTCTTCTTGATTATAAATCATCTCAACACAAGATGTAATCATTGAAAGTGACTGGTTAATTTCACTTGCTCCCTCTTCTGTCTCAAAATTATTCTCAACAAACTGATCTAGTGAGGGATACTTTAATTTCATTGAGAGTTCATCATCAAGTTTAATGATATTCTTATGACCTCTAGTCTTTTGAACTTTAATTGAATCAATATCAATCGACATTTCTACCTGTGTCTCACCATCATCAGGACAAGTAATATTCACATCAACAGTTTCGCCAACAGACTTAGCACGAACATTCAAGAATAAGTATTCGATATCAAAAGTAGCAAGAGATTCTACTTTAATATCCTTTGAAACAATACAATCTGAAAGGATTTGAACAATAGCATTGGTAATCTCAGACATATTTTCAGATTCCATTGCCATAATTAGAATCTTTTCTTCTCTCACAAGAAAAGGTCTATATTTAATTTTTTTTCCTGTCGAAGGCAACGTCATCTCATACGTTGGCGTATTAATCTTGGGTAAAGACATAGTAATTGATACAATTCAGTTATTTTTATTTAGAGAAGAAAATTGATGGTCATTCAGATTCAGATTCACTTATTCTATAGTAGTTTTTATTTAGAGATTCATTTCCAGCAATCTTTCCACCTCCTCCCGTACTTGTCCAACTAGCAGCATTAGTAAATTGATTTTTTATTTGATTACTTGTGAGTCCTCCTTTATACATCTGAGGATCAGAATTGAAAGAATCTGGAATATTCGAGAATTTAGTGAGATTAAGTGATGCTTCCGACCCAAATTTCCAAGAATTAAGTTCACCAACTTGTGAATTACTATTTGAACTACTATTTAAATTTCCATTAGATTCACCCCCTTTACTACTATTATTTTGTTGTCGTGAACTTACAATATAACGGTCATAGTTGAAACTCACTCCCAATTTCAAAACATCTGCTCCACCATAAGAAAGAGGAACTGCAGTCATAAGTTTTGGGAAAATATTATAGAACTGATAATCTATTCTAGATTTAAAATCCCTTTCAAATTTAGTAACAAACATTGATTGAGATTTATAAAACTTAGGATATCTCATTCTACGATAATAATTATTGTCCGTTTCTAGTATCGAATCATATTCCTTATCTTCACTTCCACTAGAGATGTAGTCAATCCATCCTTCAAAGATTCTTAAAATTGTATAGTCATAATCTATTAAGTAAGTAAAATCTATATCAGTATATAATCTCGTATGGGCAAATTCTTGCGGTATTCCCATAAAATTGTCTTTTACTTCTGCCGTCGCAAGACTAGTTCCTGGTAGTGATGCCTCAGAACAAAGGAGATTTCCTTTGTTTTGCATGAAGTCATTAGGATTTTTTACATTAAAATTCTGACTTAAGTGATCAGATAATCCTTTAGGAATTCCATTAAAGGTTACCTGAAATTGGTTTGATTGAGATGTCTTACCGAATACTTCTCTGACATCTCTTGGATTTATTGCTCTTACATAAGGACGATGCACTCTAAATACCTTATAAGACTACTTTATTATTAGTTATTTAGATGTCATATAAGGGAAAATATAAACCATCTTATCCTAAAAAGTATAAGGGTGATCCCAATAACATCGTTTATCGTTCCTTATGGGAGCGTCGATTTATGATTTATTGTGATAATAACCAGAATATTTTAGAATGGGGAAGTGAAGAAGTTATTGTTCCCTATCGTTCACCCATTGATAACAGATACCACAGATACTTTCCAGACTTTTATATTAAGGTCAAAGAATCAAATGGTATGATTAAAAAGATGATTATT